AGATAATAAGCCACCAAGAAAGAACGAAAGCGAAGCTGATAAGGCAAAGCGCAGGTCATTTAAAGCGCGATTCGCTAAAGACATTGAGAAAGGTCGCAAAGACAAAACCGCATCGGCGGCATACTGGGCAGATAAGGTGAAGTGGTAATGGCATTTAGTACAGACGCAGACCTAATGGAAATGGTTCCAGATATTCTTAATCTTGGAATTGATTCTTTTAGTGGTGAACACGCAGAAGCCCAAGCAGACATTGAGCGCAAGATACGCGCCGACTGGTGGGACAAGCGCGGCTATAGCGGTGAGCTGATACCCAGCAAGCTAACAGACAGCCAGTGGACTCGATGCAGTGTGTACCTTGTTCTGTGGAAGTACGCGCTCCCTAAGCTAACTAACTGGGTAGACAATGACCGCTTTCTTGGCATGATTGATTTCTACAAGTCTCGCTACGGCGAGGAGATTGAAGCAGTGCTGCGAGATGGCGTTGATTATGATGCTGACGGTGATGGCACTGTTACAGATAAAGAGAAAGAGCCTATCAACTCAGGCAGGTTAGTTCGCTAATGAATATTAGCCTAAAGTCAAAGGGTTACAAGGAAGCGATTAGAGCTTTAAAGCGTAACCCCCGCGAGCTTAAAAAGTTACAGAAAAAAGGCTTGCAGCGAATAGCGTTAATTGGCATTAACATTATTCAGGATAGAACGGCTGATGGGCAGGGCTACAAGGACGGAGCTTTTAAGCCTTACAGTGAGAGCTATGCCGCGTTTAGGAATAACAAGGGTAGGACTCTAACGCCAAACCTAAAGATGTCTGGCAAGATGATTGCGGCTATGACAAGCAAGGCTAACGATAAGCAAGCCGAGATATTCTTTCGCGGTAAAAATGCATCAGAGAAGGCGGCATACAACAACCAGACAAGACCCTTTTTTGGGTTTAGTCGGGACGAGGAGCAAAGGTTGCTCACGGCTTTTGAAAGGTTTATTAAATGAGCGTTAGAGAAAGCATTGCAAACAATATAGTCGATACCCTGCGCGACAGTGTTATTCAGCCTGTTCGCGTTAAGTACGTTACCCGCGAGCCGTTTGATTTTACCAAGCTATCAAACGCACAGTTTCCAGCCGTACTGGTTAGGACTGCTAGTGAGGATAGAGAGGACAGTTCAATAGCTGGCTCTATGGGTAAGCGCATGGCAAGCATTGAATATGAGCTGGTCTGCTTTGTTAAATCGGGGATTATTGACCAAGCTAGGAACAACATAATTGAAGCCGTTGAAGAAGGGCTTGAACAAGACCGCAAAAGAGGCGGGTTTGCGCTGGATACCCAGCTAACTAACATTGAAGTCGATGAGGGTTCTATTGACCCTGTTGGCGGTGTGATTTTAACCGTTCGCGTTGTATACGAATACACACGCGGCACAACTTAACTAGAAAGGTGATTTAAAATGGCTACACATACAGGCTCAACAGGCGTAGTGAAATTAGCAGCGGCGGGCGGTACTGAAGCTGTTGTTGGTGAGGTGCGTTCTTACACTATTGAAACAAGTGCTGACACAATCGAAGATAGCATTATGGGCGATGCTTCACGCACTTACAAAGCTGGCTTAGAAGCAAGCACAGTAAGCCTAGAATGCTACTGGGATGATACCGATGCACAGCAGTTGGTTCTTGACAGCCGTGCTTCAATTGACTTTGAAATCTATCCTACTGGCACAGGCACTGGTGAAAAGTATTACACTGGCAATGGCATTGTTACTAGCAAGTCAATCACTGCTGCTTTTGATGGTATGGTAGAAGCTACTTTCGCTATACAGGTTAGCGGAGCAGTAACTGAAGCAACAGCATAACCCCAACACAATAGGAGAAATTGAAAATGGGATTAGCAAGAGAACTTAGAAACAGACGCACCGTTAAAGCTACTAAAGTAACGGTACAGGGCTGGGCAGATGAAAAGGGTAAGCCCTTTGTTATGTACTGCAAGCCCATTACCTGCTACGACATTAACGAGCTACAAAAGAAGCATCAATCAATCTTGGAAGCGCCTACTATTGCTGCCATGGTTGATATGGTTGTTTTAAAAGCTGAAGATGAAGCGGGAGACAAGCTGTTTACCAGTGCCGAGGATAGAATTGATTTGATGGGCGAGCAGACTGATATTATCAGTGACATTGCCAACCAGATGTTTGCATCTATCGTTGACGTTGAGGCTGCTGAAAAAAACTAAGAGCCTCTCACCTTCGCATGAATATGATTGCGTTGGCTGAGAGGTTGCACATAACCATAGCAGAAGCGGAGCAGATGAGCCTCTCAGAAATCAATGAGTGGTTTGCCTACTTTCTAATATCGAGCGAGCAGAATGGCACTACAAGCTAAAATTGTTTTATCAGTTGTAAACAGAGCCGCCATGACGGGGCTTTCTCACTTCGCATCTGGATTAAAGACGGCAGCAGCCCGCGTCTTTTCAATGAAAACAGCACTGGTCGGCTTGGCTGGTGTTGCTGGCTTTGGGTTTCTTGCAAAGCAATCTTTAAACGCTACCGATGCTTTATCTAAGACGGCCGCTAAAATCGGCACAACTACTGACGCGCTTTCCAAACTGCAATATGCTGCTGGCTTAACAGGTGTTGAACAAAATACTTTAAATATGGCTATGCAGCGTTTTGCGCGTAGAACTGCTGAAGCGGCAAAGGGTACTGGCGAAGCTAAGGGAGCGATTAAAGAGCTAGGGTTAGATGCTAGAAAGCTAGTTAATATGCCGCTTGATGAAAGAATGCTCGCTCTTGCTGATGCTTTCCAAGGTGTGCAGGGAGACTCTGACAAGCTCAGATTAGCGTTTAAGCTATTTGATAGTGAAGGCGCGGCATTAGTTAATACATTGTCGGCGGGTAGGCAGGGCTTAATTGCCATGTTTAAAGAGGCAGACACACTTGGCGCGGTGATGTCTCAATCTGCGGCTTCAGGTGTTACAGATGCCAACGATGCTCTATCGAAGTTAGGAACATTGATGGGCGGCATAAAGAACCAGATGTTTGCTGCAATGGCTCCAGCTTTTGAGTTGTTGGCTGATACTTTAAGAAACAATGTTGTGACTGCAATCCAAGAGAGTGATGGTTCAGTAGAGCAGTTTGCCAGAAACCTTGCAGTGAAGGTTTTAACCGCAATACAGGGAGCAATTACAGGCTTTCAGAAGTTAGCGAATGGCTTTATCTATGTCTACAATTCAGCCTTAAAAATGAAGGATGGGCTGACTAGGGCATTTAGTAAAGATAACGAGATGAACGCTCGCCAGCTAACAGATGAAATAACTGAGCTACAGGCGCAAATCGACAAAGGGTTCCGCAGCTCTGCAACAATGAAGGCCAGCAAGGAAAGGTTGGCAGGACTTATAGCATTAAAGGCAGCGGCTACGGAAGCTGGCGACTCACTTGGCTTGATGAATAAAGTTGACTTTGCAGGCGGCTTGAATAAGTTAATAGAAGATTTAAAGGTATCTTTAGAAACATTGCCAGCAACAGCAGTTCCTGCAATAAATACTGTTGCTAATACAGTGGGCGACATGGAACGTAGATTTAATAGTTGGAGTGATAGCTTACCATCTATGGAAGACAACATGAAAAGCCTGACAGCCCAAGGCTTAGACGGTTTGACTGATTCCCTTACTGCTGCTGTCACTGGTGCTGCTAACTTTAAAGACGCTATGAAGTCTATGGCTAAAAGCGTTGTAGATAGCCTGATTAAAATGCTGATTCAGAAGTATATTGTTGATGCTGCTTTCGGTGCTATTGTTGGCAGCTTTGGGAATGGTAACGCAGCTACAGGAACTTATAATAGTGGAATGAATTATGGCGGCCCAGTAAATGGCGGAGGCTCAATGGCGGGCGCTAATGCTGGTGGCGGCGGATTTGGTCACAGAGCTATCGGTGGTTCTGTTCAGGCTGGTCAACCTTACATGGTTGGTGAACGTGGACAAGAGATGTTTGTGCCAAACCAGTCAGGCTCAATCATACCGAACAACCAGATGGGCGGCAGCGGTGTTACAATAAACCAAACTATCAATATATCCACTGGCGTAGCTCAAACTGTAAGAGCAGAGGTTGCTGGCATGATGCCCCAGATAGCGGCGGCAGCTAAAGGCGCAGTAGCAGACGCAAGACAGCGCGGCGGTGGATACAGTCAAGCATTAATAGGAGCATAAAATGCCTTTAGCATTTCCAAGCGTAGGAATACAAAATATAAATATGCGTTTAAGAAGGGCGGTTGCAGTAAATGAATCTCCTTTTTCTTTTGAACAGCAAACCTACATTCATCAGGGTGCTAGATGGGAATGTGAGGTTACTTTGCCGCCTTTGAGCTACTCCGAGGCACGTTCAGTAGAGGCTTTTATAGTTGGCCTTAAAGGGCAATCTGGAACGTTTACGTTCGGACACCCGCTGCACACTTCAACCGCTACAGGCGACACCAACGCAAATGCACTTATACGCGCAGAACAAATTAGCTTTGGCGGTAGTAGCACCGCTATTGACGCAGGGACATATTTGCAGCTTGGTGACTACCTTTACATAACAACAACCAGCAAGACATCGGGGGTGGGCTTGATAGGCATACAGCCGCCATTGAGAACTGCTGTTAGTTCTGGGACTACTGTAGACTTCACCCTGCCAAAAAGCCTATGGCGCATGGCAGCAAATGACATTAGCTGGTCAACAGACACCGCATCTATGTATGGATTTACTTTCGCTTTTGTGGAGGCTTTATAGATGGCACGTACTCTTAGCGCTGAAATGCAATCGGTTGCAACTGCTGATGTAGTTAGACCTTTTTACTTGATAGATATGGATTTTCAAAGCCCTGTTCGTTTATGGTCAGGTCTAGGGGACTTAGATTCCCCAACGGGAAACCCCATAAATTTAAATTCTAGCTTTGATTCTAATCTGAATAACTGGTCTACCCAAGAACTTGGCACTGGTACTGTGACATATACATCAGGACAAGCCAATATCTCTGGCCCTAGCTATGCTAACAGAGCTGGCGTTTTCCAAAGTACTACAACAGTTGCAGGCGAGAAATACACTGTTACTGTAAATCATACTGGAGCAGATGTTGAGGTACGGCTTGGAGATATGTATGTTGGGCCAGATAACTACTTTTACTACCAAAGAATTTCGGCTGGCACGTTTCAATATACGTTTACAGCACTGGGGACAACTACGCAGATAATGGTGCGCAGTCGATACGGCGGAACGGCAGCGGTAACAAGCGTCAAGCTAAACAACACCGAAACTTATGTTGGCGCAGGTGATTTACTTAAAATCTCAGAGATACAAGAAACAAGCGACCTGCAAGCCAATGGAGCCACCGTTACTTTAAGCGGCGTGAATACAGCATTAGTAGGGTTAGCCCGCGACCAAGATTACCAAGGAAGAAAAATGTCAGTTTTGCTTGGCGCAATGGACGATGTAGCAAATGTAATTGTAGCACCCGTAAATTTATTTACTGGGTTTATGGATGTAATGACAATTACAGACAGCGGAACCTACTCGAATATCAGCGTGACCTGCGAGAATAAGCTGATAGCATTTGAAAAAGCCTACATCCGCAGATACACAGATGCAGACCAAAGAATCGACCATCCTACTGATGATGGCTTTGAATATGTTGCCTCTATACAAGAAAAGGAAATAGTCTGGGGCAGGCCGACACCTATGACTGCTGGCTCGCGTGAACCAGTGAGAACTGGGCGCGGCAACAGATGATTAAAATTGCGCACGAATCTTTAGCCAATGTTAAAATGGAGCTGCTACCTTTACTTGCTGAGCATTGGGAGCTGGTTGCTTTAAATAAGGGAAAGATAAAACTTAACCCTGATTGGAAAGAATACGCACGACTTGACGCAAGTGGCGCACTACGAATATTCACAGCTAGAAAAGATGGCGTTCTAGTGGGATATTTTGTTTTAATAATTAACAAAAGCATCCACTACAGTGACCATTTTTTTGCTGTCAATGACGTTATATTTGTGAAGCCTGATAGCAGGGCTGGGGCTACTGGCTACAAGTTACTTAAATATGCAGAGAACTACTGCAAGCAAGTGGGTTGCTCTACACTAACTGTTAATACAAAGGTTCATATTCCTTTTGATAAGCTAATGATTGGCATGGGCTTTGACTTGATTGAACGTGTTTACTGTAAATTTCTAGGGAAATAAAAGATGGCTTTTGCAATCATTGCAGGAATCGCGGCAGCAATGCCCGCTGTTATTACGGCAGGAGCTTGGGCTGCTTGGTCTTGGGGTGCTTTTGCCCTTGGCGCTGGCTTATCTATGGTATCGAGGGCACTGGCTCCAGACCTAGATATGTCCAGCATGCAGGGAGCGACACTAAATGTAAGAGAGCCATCTGCGCCTAGAAAAATTGTCTATGGTGAAACCAGAGTTGGCGGCGCAATTGTTTTTGTAGATAGCACTGGAAGCGACAATAAATTGTTGCATCTGGTAATTGCTGTTGCTGGGCACGAGATACAATCTTTTGAAAAGGTTTATTTTGGCGATACCCTTATCTGGTCTGGCGGTAGTTATGAAGGTGATTGGGCATCATACGCCGAGCTGAACTTTCACAAAGGCGACCAAACAACCGCAGATGCAAACCTTGTTTCTCGCAGTTCTAAATGGGGCAGCGACAACAAGCTGCTAGATACCGCTTATATTTATGTGCAGCTTACCTATGACGTTGAAGAATATTCCGGCGGGATGCCTAATATCAGCGCAGTAATTAAAGGCAAGAAGTGCTACAACCCTATTAGCAACTCAACAGGTTGGACTAGCAACGCTGCTTTGTGTTTGCACGATTACCTTACAGATGAAAAGTATGGCCTTAATGAAGCGTATGCAAATATAAACCTAGGCTACTTATCCGATGCGATAGCGATATGCGACCAAACAATTTCCGTTACTGGTAGCCCCGATGAAAAGCGATACACTTTAAATGGCGTTATTGACACATCTAGTAGCCGTAAAGCGATTATTAATGGACTGCTTACAGCTATGGGAGGCAAGCTGGTTTACTCTGGCGATGAATACTTTATTAGCCCTGCCTATTACCAGACCCCGACAATCACAATAGATGAATCTGTAACAGTTGGAGAGATACAGGTAAGCACAAAGCAAAGCCGCAGACAGCTTTACAATGGGGTAAAGGGCAGCTTTCCCAGTAAAGAGAAAAACTATGTAGTTGCAGATTACCCTGCACAGATCAGCTCAACTTACGCAACCGCTGACGGAGACCCAATCTATTTAGATATGTCTTTGCCGTTCACTGTAACAAATACAGCCGCGCAGAGACTGGCAAAAATTGCCATGCTATCTTCACGCCAGCAAACAACAGCTACTATTCCCTGCAACTTGGCAGCTTTAAAGTTTAAGGCTGGCGATGTAATAATGATTAGTAACGCCAAAATGGGCTGGGTGCAAAAATCTTTTGAGGTTTTAAATTACACTCTTGCGGCTGACACTGACGGCAAAATTATTGTTAATGTCAATGCTATAGAGACTGATGCAGCCATTTATAACTGGGCAACTAGCGACCAAGAAGATTTCTTAGATGGTGGTGAGATTAGTTTGTATGACGGTTCTTTGGCTGAGCCGCCAACTAATTTAAGCGCAGTTTCAACCGCTGTAGTAAATGAAGACGGAACCACAGTAGAAGGTATTTCTTTGCTTTGGACAGCATCTGCTGACGTTTTTGTCACCAGCTATGAGGTTGAGTATTCTACTGATAACAGTAATTACAGTGGCTCTGTAACTGATAGCAATAGATTTATTATAAGCCCAGTTATAGCAGGTCAGACGTACTACATAAGAGTTCGCTCTGTTAATAATTTAGGTGTTAAAAGTACTTATGCAGAGGTGCAAGTTACTGCAACTGGTGACAACACTAATCCAGCAACACCTACTGCCTTGGCTATAACTGCTGGAATAAATACTGCGACACTAACTTGGGTAAACCCGCAAGATTTAGATTTTAGCAATGTAGAGATACAGCGCAAAAAAGGCACAGGAACCTACTCAGTTATTGCAACTGTTAGCGGTAAAAGAGGTGCGGCAGCAAGTTTTAGTAATTCAGGTCTTGATAACGATGCGCTATATACTTACAAGATTAGAGCCTATGACTTCTCTGGTAACTCTTCTGCATTAAGTAGCCCAGTTAGTACTACAACTAATATTGCCCCTAGCAATGTAGACGGTAAGTCTACCTTTGTTGCTATTGTTTACCGCAGGTCATCAAACGCACCTTCAACGCCTACAGGCGGCAGCTTTGATTTTGGCAATAATGATTTAACAGCTCCAACTGGTTGGTATACAGCAATACCCAGCGGCACAAATCCTGTTTACGCATCTCAATTTTTATTTTCAATACAGGGTGACACTGGGACAGTAAATGGCGGCACTTGGTCTGCGCCAGTGGTAACGGCTGAAAATGGCACTGATGGCACAAACGGCCTTAGCACGTTCAGATTCAATGTTTATCGAAGGGCAACATCTGCGCCATCTACCCCAACTGGTGGTGATTACGATTTCACTAACAACAGTATTACACCACCAACTAGCTGGTATTTAACGCCGCCATCTGGCTCAACGTCACTTTGGGTATCTACAGCGACAGCGCAAATTTCTGGGCCAACCGGCACAGATACTTCGTTAGATTGGAGCGCACCGGCTTTAATGGTTTCGAACGGTATTGACGGAGCAACTGGAGCAAGAACTGCTAACCTGTATCTCTACTATGTACTTTCTAGCACTAATCCGCCAAGCGCACCCACAGTTACCAGCTATAACTTCTCCACAGGCGTTATTTCAGCAACTACTTATTGGAGCCGAATCCCGCCTAATGTTACTGGCGCTGATAAAACGTTTTGGGCTGTTAGCGTATTTGTGAAAGAGGCATCTTTTGGAGGCACACAATCTTATGAGATTGGAAGCGTTTTCAATAGCTTCACCTTTAATGGGCTGGTTACTTTCACTAATCTTAATAATGAGCTTAGTGACCCTGACAGCACAAATATTACTACGATTGATGGCGGCTTAATTAAGACAGGCAAAGTAGAAGCTAACAGAATAGAAATTGATGGGACAGGAATAGATACCCAGATAATAGGCGGCAAGCAAACCCTTATTATCGGTGGCGGCGGTGTAGACAGTACCCAGCTTGCAAGCAATGCAGTTACCCCTGTAAAGATAGCTAATCTTGCTGTTGATACAATTAAGATTGCAGACCAAGCGGTTACTATTCCAGCCTCTACAACTAATTCTGGGCAGAGCTGGAATGGAACAACCACAGAGCGAACAGTTCTAACGCATACTTGGACAGGAACTGGTGCAATTACTGAGCTTTTATGGAGATACTACGCTTTTGAAACTTCACCTTTTCAATTATTAATAAAGGTGAAAGTCAATGGAACGACTGTTAAGCAACTTAATGTTACTGGCGGTCAAGATATTATTGATGCCGTCAATGTTACTTCAAACAATGGTACAAATACGGTTTTAATAACGGCTAAGAAAACTACAGGCACAACCAGTGGTGGTGCGGCTGTTGCTAATTTATTGATGCGTAGCTTGGAGCTGAAAAAATGAACATGGTCACAGTAGAAATAAGAAGAATGCGCAACCTAATGCTTACTGGTACTGATTACACACAAATGCCAGATTCCCCTGTTAGCCAAGAAAAAAAGGTAGAATGGGCAATGTACAGGCAAGCACTGCGCGACCTACCAAGCCAGTACGCTACAGAAACCAATATAGACAACGTGGTCTACCCCACACCACCAGAGGCATAAAAATGATTTATCCAATAGTGCAGGGCGACTCTGCACCACAGCTAGAAGTGACCCTGACCCGCGATGATGATGGCTCTGTTGTAGACCTAACTCAAATGCTATCAGCCAAGATACGTTTCAGAGCTAAAGGAACAAAGACCCTGCTATTTACAATGAATGGCTTTAACCCTTTTGGCACAAAAAACGAAGGAAAGGTTTACTTTTCTTTTGGTGCTAATGACTTAGCGACTTTAACCGCTGGGTTTTATGAGGGTGAGATTGAAGTCACTTACACATTCGGCAAGAAAGAAACCTGTTATGAGGTTATTAACTTTCAGCTAAGAGAGGACTTCGATGCCTAATAGAACCGTTGCTTTTAAAAGAGCTATAGCGAAGATAAAGCGTGGCGCTTTTCTTATATTCCAGAAGTTTGTAGATACCGCTACAGCATCCGACCAACTTACTTGGGACATGGGCAAGAATGTTTCAGACAGCGCAACAGTTACAGATACGCCAACCCTGAGCGTAACAAAGCCTATTTCAGAAGCTGCAAGCGTTACTGATGCAATCGCATTGGTTACAGTCAAAAACGTCACAGAAGCTCTTAGCGTAGGTGATGTGACAACATTATCGGCAAGCAAGCCTTTTAGTGATACAATTGGGGCAACTGATTCTGGTCTAGTAGTTGCTCAGGACTACTGCGACATTACTTATTTCCAGCAAGACTTTACTGGACAAAGCTCAACTATATAAGGGTTAAGAAAATGAAAGAAGATTTGAAGATTAAGGGCGATGTTATCCTGACCCTTACTGACGAAAATGGAAACCTAAAGCAACGCCAAGAAATAAAGAATCTGGTTGTTACTGCTGGGTTAAATTACATTTCTAGCAAAATAGTAACAAGCGCCACAACTATGAGCCATATGGCTGTCGGCACTGGTTCAACAGCCGCATCTGCTGGACAGACTGCACTTGTTACAGAGCTGGACAGAAACACATTTACAGGCGTATCTGCCTCCAATGGCGTTTGCACTTTCAACGCTCAGTGGGCGGCTGGCGATGCTACTGGCGCAATTACCGAGGCTGGAATATTCAATGCTTCAAGCGGTGGCACTATGCTTTGTCGCACTAAGTTCGACACTGTAAATAAAGCGGCTGGCGACAGCTTGGCTATTACTTGGGTTGTAACCATTAGCGTATAAGGGGTTAATCGTGTCTACTATCGTAACAAGAGCAGGAAAAGGTTCACCGCTTACCAATACGGAGGTGGATGCGAACTTTACAAACTTAAACACAGACAAGGCACAGCTAGACACAAGTGTAACTTTTACCAGTCTAGGCACTACAGGAGACATTACTGTAACTTCAGCTTCGCCTGAGATTCTTTTGGTAGATACTACTACAGCGGGTGCGCTTGGCAGGGTTTCGGCCTTCAGCTCAGGGCTTGGCTTTAGGGCAAAAGCCTCTGACGATAATGGTGTGCCACAATTCGGCAACCATACTTTTAGCCGTTTCAATGGAACTGACACAAAGACGCAGATGGTTTTAGATAATAATAGCGATTTTCGCGTCTGGAATGATGCAGGAGCAGTGCGTTTATTTTGGGATGCTAGTCACAATTCTAGTGGTGGCGGTTTAGCTATTGGTCAGGCTGCTGTTCCACAAGCTACCTTAGATGTGCATGGAGATGCTTTAATTAAAGAAAGGTTGCAGATTGGTGAAACCCAAGGCGGTACAACTCAAGCAGCACTAGACATTCGAGGCTCTAACTTAGAGTCTGGAAGTTTTGAAGCTAGTGTCTCTGCTGGCGTTATGAATGTTACATCTGTGAACAGTGCAACCTTGGCTGTTGGTGACGTTATTTATAGCGCAAACGCTATACCAGCAAACACATTTATCAAGTCATTTGACAGCGGTAGCGGTGGTGTTGGCACATACAATTTAAGCCAATCTTTTGACCTTAATTCTGTAACTTTACGAAACTCTGCAAAAGGCAGCTTGACCGCATCTTTTACAAATGCTGATACATCTTTAAGAGCTGGACAGCCACTTGGAACAATTGAGTTTAATGATGCAGATGGTACAAATGACGGTGCAAAAGGCTTTTTAGTTTGCGGCTCGCAAGACACAACGCCATCTAGCTATCTTGCTTTTGGAACGCACCACACAGGTCAGGGAGAACACGCCAGAGAAGTTGCAAGGATTGATGAAGATGGTAATTTCCTGCTGAATACTATTATATCTAACAACACATTAGACCATGTAGAGCTTAGACCTGACGGCACAATCCGATGCAGTGATGTTAGGTCAACAGCTGCTAACGTTACTGGTGGGGTTGGCTCTAGTGTAGAAGCACCTGTTGTTATAAATCGCACAGACAATGATGGCTCTATGCTCAATTTGCAGCAAGGCTCAACTACGCAAATTAGATTCCACAGCACAAGTGGCAATAAGCCAATTATTGTTGAACCTAGTGGCAATGGTATTAAGATTACCCCTGATAGCTTACAGCCTAGAACATACAACAACGGCACGTATGACGATGAAATGAATCTGGGCGCTACTACTACAAGATTCAAAAATTTATATCTGTCTGGCGGAGTTTTCTTAGGTGGAACAGGTAATGCAAACCTTTTAAACGATTACGAAGAAGGAACTTGGACTTGTGGCATTGCTAACAGCGCAGGCGACGAAACATCTAGCACAACTGTCGCCGGTCAATACACCAAAATTGGTCGGCTTGTTCACGTTAGTGTAGCTATTACTGGAATTAATACTGATGCTTTCTCTGGCGGCTCTTTAAGAATTACGGGTTTACCTTTTGCAGTTAAAAACTCTACTCACTCAAGAGGCAATGGAGTTGCACAGTTTAATAATTTTGACGATGCTAATGCTGGTAAGTACTTTGTTCAGGGTGTACAAAACACAGAGACAGCACAAATAAAATACAATATAAATAATGGCACAGCTGCGAGCGTTGATGTTGCTAAACTAAACTCTAGCGACACCAGTGCTATTATCATGGATTTAACTTATATCTCTTAATAACCATACGCCCAGTGGATGCTGGGCATAGACAGGAATAAATAAAATGGCATTAGAAAAAGTAGTAACAGAAGATAAGATTGAAATTGTTGGCGAGTTTAAAGCCGTACAGATCCGCACCAAAACAGCAATCACTGATGATGGATTAGAGATTTCTTCAGCATATAGCCGCAAAGTAATATCTGCTGGCGATGACTATTCTGGTGAGAGCGCAGAAGTTCAAGCTATCTGTTCTGTTGTTCACACTGAAGCCGTTGTTGCTGCATACGCAACTTATTTAGATGAGATGCAGGATTACTAATGTATCAGTATCAC